GTTACATTAACATCAAAACTCATATTGATACTGGCAGTACCAACCTTTGAAGTCAGTTTAGGATTCCAAGTGACAGTACGATTATTAACCCTTGTATATGTTCCGCTATCAGCAGTAGCAGCTTCAAAACTGAAACCACTAGGAGCGGTAAGTGTTAATGTTGGACTATAACTTGTAAGGTTCTTATTACTAATGCTACATTGAATAGTATATTTTTCTTCATTGTAACCAACACTCACTTTAGTAATGTTCAAACTATATGATGGTATCTTGTACTCTACCTTAACATTAACATATGCTAAACTGATTGTACCAGTGCCAGTTCCACTATTCTTAGGATAATTAACCTTTACACCAAAGCTTGAACTGTTAACCACAGTACGAGTCAAAGCGGAACCAGTAAAGGTCTTGGATGAAGTAGTCAAGGTAGTCTTTGATGGTGCCACACCAGTAGCACTAAAACCACTCACACCTAAAAGACTAATGGTAGGTACTCCAATACTGCACTTACCCCCTTTCTTTTGCCTATAAGTAACCACTACCTTAGTAACCTCAGCACCAGTAGGCAAATTAAAACCAAAATTAGTGAAGGATAATGTGGAAGGACGGTTAGGATTAGTTGACTTACCCTTAACATCAGATGTAGTTGCCAAACTACCATCACTACCATTCTTCAAATTACCAAGATTACTCCAACTGGAATAAACAGTACCAGTAGTCTGACTAATACTATTCGCATATTTAATTAAACTCGCCAATTTTATACACCTCTCGCACGATTACCTTTCAACAACAACCTATCCTTAACCTTACCATCAAGTGATTGGAAATCAGGACTATTAACAAGACTATTAATAACACTACGGTCAGTAATAGCACTCCTTAACATAGCCACAAGAGTCTCCTCACTAGTACCCTCAGGAAGATTAGTGAAATCAAAACTGAAATTAATGTTATGATCCAAAGTCAAACTTTCATTACCGCTAGTGTAAACATTAGCAGATTTGGATTTGTTAAGTTCCTCTAACATTCCTTCATAGTCAAAACCTAACGCTCCACCAATACCAGGAATATTATGTGGTATGCTCTTAATCTTCTGTATTATACTGGATACTGTCTTTGCAATCTTGGTGTAAGCATTGGTTACTGGTGCTGTTAATTTACTGGTTAAGCTTCCAATGTTCACATGGGTAATTCCACTAATTACTGATTTGATACTGCCTACGATACCACTTATCCTGCCCTTTGCACTTTGAACTGGATTAGTGATGATACTTGTTAAATGACTTATTGCTCCACGGATAGCACCAGGCAATCTAGCAAACAAGTTCTTAATGTTTGTTATAATGGCGCTTACACGATTGTAAATATTCACCATTGTACTTATGAACAGTCTAATAACAGTTATTACTAAACGGATAGGGAAGGTCATAGCTTGCCAAGCATAACCAATACTATTAATCAAGGCCCTTACAAAGTCAAACTTACCACTATTATTATTCTGGAAGAAACTCATAACCCAACTAATGGCTCGTCCTACTGCAGCACTTAACCAATTCCAAGCAACAGTCATAGCAGCTAAGAATGCCTGTACATCAGGATGACTTATGAAAGCGCTCCATAAACGGTTTAATCCGGCCCATATTGCATCAATCATAGTACCTACATCTGACCACCATCCGAAAGCAATTCCTAGTTCATAAACTGCTAAAGCAACAGCTGCGACAACAGCAACGATAGCCCATAAAGGCGCACCAGCCACAGTAATAGCCATAAACCCTGCGGCAGCTTCATACAAAGTGATAATGAAACCAGGCATTACTCCCATAACTAAAGCAGCAATTCCACCTTCAGTTATGCTGATAGCCCCGGCTAATAATGCAAAACCTACTGTTAACCCTCCGATAAGGGTTACTGCTTGAGCTAATGGGTTATTCATAATCAAATCAATAAAATCAGTTACTCCATTAACAATAGTTACAATAACTGGAGTTAAAGGAACAAGCACCTTTTCAAGCAAGTTAGACATAGTGATGCTTAATACTTTCCAAGCGTCATCTAATGTATCCACACTCTTAGCTAGATCATCGTAATGTTGTTCTTTTAAGGATTTGTTCATTGCTTTTAATAAGCCGGTCTTGTTGTTTATGTCTCCATCCCAACCGTTACGCATAAGGTCATCTTGACCAATACCAATTTCTTTAAGTCTTACGAATTGCCCGTCCATTGCATCTGACATTGCTAACATACTGTCTTCTGCACTACGGCCGTTTCTTTGCATTGCATCGGTGAAGATAGCAGTTGTCTCTGTCAATTCACTAAGGGATTGTTTAGGTAATCCTAACCTAAAAGCCATATCTGTAGCTTGTTGACCTACAACATCCATATCAATTTTCTTGTAGGTGCTTTGAAGGGAGTCTAAACTTTTTTGGAATGTATCCACTTCTGTAGCACTCATATTAAGTCTTTTTGCAAATGCTTGCATACCACTTCTTGCATTTAGACTGGCTCTTGTTGTTTCTATTATACTATTGAGTAAATCATAGCCAATCATACCTGCGGCCATCGAAGCAGCATTCCGTAAGAACCCAAAACCGGAGCCTGTCTTTTGCATGTACTTACTTAATCCGGACAGTTTAGTCTTTACTTTATCCACAGCCGCACCGAATTTGCCCCTAATGGATGTTGCTGCAGTGGATATTCCAGTCCTGAAGCCACTGAGTTTATTCCTAACACTGGTTAATGCACCTCCAAATTTCCCATCAATTGAAGAAGCAACACCACTCAGCTTTGATTTTAAACTATCAAAACCAGGTATGTTTCCTAATCCCCTACTGGTTTGGCCTATCTTCTGAATGCTTTTATCCACCTTGTCGGCGGTACTGCTTGCCTGGTCCTGTGCCTTGATTATAATATCTATCAATTGTTGTGTTGGCATGATTCACCTCCCTTTATCATTATTATTTTATAAAAAAAATGGGAACAAGAAAAAAGGATAAATTAATAAACCCTTTCTTCATGTTCCCTTTTGTTCGTATAATTCCTTGTCTAACATGTATCGTCCATGTAATAAAAATCGTTCTTGATTCATTGTAAGTTCAGATTGTTTACTGGTTAAATGATACCCGTAATAATCTAGTATTATGATGCTTCTTCCTTCATTAGTTTTCAGGAAAGGACTTTATGTCTTTTTCAGTAGTGTTAACCCCGCTGATTTCCATAATGTTTTCGTATAATTCGGTTATTGCATCTTTTTTTAACATTTGGATTTCATCTTTAGTCCATTCATCATCGTTCTTATCATTGTTTATGGATAAGTATATTGCTTCGTACTGTGCCTTTGCAGTTGCTTCGTTCATCTTTGCAAGATTCATCTTCCCTGAAGCTTCTGTCTGCCTATTCCTATTGGAAGCCTCGAAATTACCATATCCTTCTGCTTCAATACCTACGATAAGGTTTACTTCACTACTGGATAATGGACGTAAGTATATTTCCCCACCTAATGTTTCAATCATAATCTTTCTTGGATCATCAATCCCTAGTAATATATCTGATTTCTTCAATACTGCCATAGTGTAACACTCTCCATTGTTTTAGTATTTTTTCCACTATTTCATTATTTTTTTTATTCAGCGCCTAACTCGCCTTGATTGTTTACAAGTTTAACATACATGTCAGTTGTCACACTGGTAGTTCCATCTTTAAGGGTTACACTACCACTTCCAAGGGTAGCTAATTTCATGCTTACTTCAATGTTGTCACTACCAGACATGTCATATTCTGCTTTAACTGTACATTTTGGGAATAATATCTTGCAGCTTATGTTAGCGTTTTCACAAAGGGCCACATTTACTTCTAATGGCACTTGCAATATCTTACAAGCTGAAGGTTCCAATGCTCCTACTTCCCCGTACTCTGCATTTAAAATACTTCTTACAGTATCGCTTGTTAAGGTAGTGGTTAATTCCAATTCAATTTCCCTTTTACCAGCCACTGCCCTCTTTTGTGGGTATCTGCTACCGAATCCAATTGTTGACTCTACATTATGATTATTCTTTCCTTCAAAACTGAAAGCAGTAGAAACACCATCAAGCGCACTGTCGTTAAGTTTCAATGCTATATCGTAAAACATGATGAAATAATCATTACCTAATTCATCTGGCCTTTCAAAGGTTTCACCTGCAGAACCTATAATTCCGGCTTTTTCTGTTTTGTATATCCAACTTGACTCTACGGTTAAGCTGTCATCTGAACATTCTAATTTAAGGCCGTCTTCAAGCATTCCATAAATGTATTTCTTTAACATATCAAATACTGCTATTCCACGGAATGATGGGAGTTCTTTGCCTTCTCCCCCGTAGAATTCATGAGTATTAGGGGAGGAACTTGTTGCCCCTGCAGTGTAAACGTAATTGTCAAGGAAGCCATAGAAGTAATGGCCTAATCTTTGAAGGTCTGCTTCTGCCTTTGTGGTACCTGTAGGTTTGCTTACTCCTGCTCTTGCCCTTTTGTTCATACGGGAAGACCCGCTTTTAGTTACTGGGTCATCGTTGAGTTTGAAGTCTACAGTTTCGGCTTCACTCCACCAGTCAGGCTCGAATGCAGATTTAGCTACACTTTCCCCGTAGCTGTCCTCTATTTCTATACCGAATCCTCTATCTACCATATTATTTTTACTCCTTTACATCTTCTTCTTCATTCTCATTATTGTTGTCTTGTTGTGCCTGTAATTGTCTACAACAATTCATCCAGTTAATCTCATGGATTACATTAAGTATTATGCCTGTAACTGGAACCTTTTCAGATTTGCCTTGAACACTAATCTCTCCAACTGGCCTGTAAGTGTTGAATTCAATCTTACGGATTGTACGGTGCATTCCCAGTTGTACTTCAATTGTCTTATAGTTTTTAAGAACACTCATTGCAGTTCTTGTAGCCAAGTTTTGGCTTTTTCGTTCTGCTTCTTCAGGGTCCTCATCGTATTCAATGCAGACAAATTCAAAAGGAGATTCAAGTGTTACATTTTGGCTTAGATCTACATTGTTGATTGCAGTTGTAGGATGTTGTATCATCCATACTGCCGGTTCTTCAACACCATCTTCATTATTGTACACGGTGATAATGTCCTCTACATCCTCTAATAATCCACCAGTAACATTTTCACTCCTGATACATTCCTTGATGGTTTCTGTTATTTCCTCTAAACCTGTAATTAAACTTGTCATTTTAGCACATCCCTTATTGATTTAATCCATATGCTATCCAATCTGCCCTCTGTTGCTCGTATGCTTCTTTCTACGAATTTCTTACCCTTGACATGGGAAGCTTTTAACACCATACCCCCACTTGCATTACTATCATAACGGAACTTTCCTCTTTTCCATTCCCCAGGGATGAATCTTCCAGGGGTTTGGCTATGGCCATCATTAACGAATCCTGCATACTTTGCAGGGGAACGAATGTCTACCATGCTCTCGGTTTCCTTGTATCGGAACCATCCTTTCAAGTAACCTGTATCGATAGGACTGGTGACTTGTAACCTGTCAATCATGTACTCGGCAGTTTGGTCCACCCCTCTTTTAATAACCTTAGGCAATAAGGGGCCTAATGGTTCGTATTGAGTTAGGTCAAGTTCCATCTTAACTTTCATTCAAGGTCCTCTCCAGTAACAGCAAATACATACACTTTATCTGATTTACCAGTAACAGCTTGTTTGACAAAAGGTTCTAGATCTTCTTTCAAATCATCACTAAAGATTTCACTTGACAAGATAGTGACGGTCCAGTCATTAGGTTGTGTAAGTGGAGTATCACGTCTAGCAACACTTAATGCTACCATGTTACTAGTTAACCTTAGACAAACATTCTTAACACTATCCGGTACCTTTGCATCAGTCCAAGTGTCATGTGTATAACTGCAGATTAAATCTTGACATTGTTTAATCCACTCTTCAACAATATCATTTAATCCGCTTGTATCTGTTTTGTCTAATTTAAGATGTTGTGGCTTTAAACCAGTAAAATCAGTTACATTATCTACACTAATCCACAAATCTTTCACACTCCAATTAAAAAAGTAAAAAAAATTAAAAGAAAAATTTTCTAAATTTTAAAAAAAATTAAAAAAGGATTAAACCATCCTTAACTGCCGGATGGTTTAGTCATATCGTATAAAGCTACTACCCCAACATTAGGGTTCTCGAAACCTTGGTCAGATTCAGCACTAAATACATAATCGGTTTTTCTTAATTTAGGTTGTCTGTCAGGTTCGATACCTACTTCATGGAAGATACCATAGCACATGTTGTTAGGATCCATAAGCATAGCAACTTTACCGTAACCTTTAGTAGTGTTAGTACCTTCAGCATCGTTAAGTACAGGTGCTTCCACTACAGGGATTCCTTTGTAAGGTCTTGCAATGTTCTTGCCGGTTGCATCGTCACCTACAACAGTAGCTCTTTGTCCTACAGCATCAATGTAGTCATCAAATAAGTCAGATGGTAAGTAGAATCTGAGATTGGTTCTGTTCTTTAA